CATAACCTCTATTTTTAGCAAAATTATATACATGCGAATATAGTCCAGCCGGTAATTGTCCAGTCCTAGAATCAAATAATCTAATTTTACCGTCCCATAGTCTCTTTCTAAATGCGGGCATAAATTTATAACCAGGTACAAAAAACGAGAAAAACTCTCTTAGTTCTGCTGATAAATCATCTTCACATTCAATGCCTAAATTGGCATGACTTAATTTCCGGATTCGAATTGTCTCCATTTAATCATATTACTTATTGTTTGATGTCGCCAGTTTATATTATTAATTATTTCTGTTAAAGTATCTATTACTGTTTTATAATACTGAATTTTTTCTTCAGACTTTTGTATTTCTGGGTCTGCTTCATAATAGTATTCCATTTCACCTTTTAATATTTTTAAACCATTAAATGGATCTAATTCCCAGCCTAATTCTTCAATTTCGTCTCTATCCATTTTACCGTTATAATATAACCATTTTTGTTTCAATAAAGTTTTTTGAGCAAACTCTGCTCTTTTTAATTGAAGCTTATAAGTTGATAATAATTCTAAATATTTTGAGTGTAAAAAAGGAGCTTCTCTAGAAGTTTCGTCTAGTTTATTTTTCTGTATAACACAATCTTGTTTCCACATTTCGTGGATACTTTTCAAATCAATCATAATATAATCCTATTCTAAATAATTTCCGTCTAAATCATGAGTACCGCTATTATGCCATGCCCATATTGTACAATTAATCACTCCATAATCAACATTCCAATCGCGAAATGGAAGATTAGGTATTTGTCTTTTTCTTAAAATTTTATAATGACCTACAAATAATTCATACCTATTTTTTCCAAAAACCCAATCTCTTATAATCTTTATCTTCATGCCAAGTCCAACCTTCTGCTTCTAATACTAACGATTTAGTTGCATATCTGTCACTTTCCCACATAGGTATAATTTCATTATAATCTCCCATATCGCCATTTAATCGTAAATGAACTTCTATTAATTTGTTTCCTATAAATTCGCAATTAATATATCTATAATCGCCTTTAAGTGTATCTAAAATTTTAGGATAAGGTACATGTTTTTCAATCTTTTTCCATTTGCTCCACATAAACAATGGACCATCTTCATCTTTAAATCCTTCAGTGGCAAGAACTTGTTCTTTATCTATATAATCTATACTTAAATGTCTTCCTTTAAATTCTTCGCACCAAAAATGTCCGGCTGGTAAATAAGTAGTGTCTCTACGAATAAATTCTCGTATAGCATCTCTTCCCATACCAGCAAAATTACTGATAGGTCTAACTATGTACCAATCTGGTTTTGGTACCCAAGAATCTACTGGTCCACAAGAATAACCTAATTTTCTACTTAGAATTAATTTATCAAATATCCATAAATCATCTAGGTCACACTCGAACCAAGCTACGTCGTCTTCTGTTATCATTAACCTGCAAGCTGTTTAACTATTGATATTGAAGGCGAACCATCTACGTTAGTAGTATAACTAGCACCAGATAATTCGAAATAACTAAATCTAAATGAAGCTCCAAAGGTTATAAAAGATTCCCCTCCTGAAGTAGATTCAAATTGAATATCTGTTAATGAAGTAGGAATACAATCAACATATTTAACTTGTTTTGTTTGATTATTATGACTAGAAAGTATTGATAATGTTATATCTGACATAATGGGAGGAGTTGTTCCCGCTTGAGATGGCGATATAGCTTTTTGATCTAATGCTCTTCTCATCCAAGAATACATTTCATCATATGCTTTTAAATTTTCGTCTAAAATGATATTAGCCAACATTTCATTGAAAGTAAGCTTATCACCTACGAAAGGAACACCTGTTATTTTTTTATAAGGAACTTCTACAGCATTCATCATCATTCCAGGATGAGTGAAACTCTGACAAAAGAACTCTAAATTAGGATAATTTTCTCTATCGATAGTTATCCTAAAAGAGGTAGGTTGGAGGTAATTAATATTATTTGTTAAGTTTGCCATACCACTATTTATATCCTGCCCAATCATAATTTGGAGCAAAAGCACCATAGATCTCAAAAAACCTTTTTTTTCTTTTATCTAATTCATGATGTCTATAATGCTCTAAGTCTATAATGTATAGTTCTTTTGTAAATTCGCATTCAACATAGTTATGCAAACTATAATCTGCAAATGTCCTTTTGTTTTCTCTTAAAACAAAATCTTTATATATTAGCTTTCCATAACGTTTCACATCATCATAATGGCCAAACTGAAGTAAAGCCGTTAGTGTCTCACCTCTAATAAATTCATGTTCAACAGTGACTATGTTATTTTCTATTTCGTATGAAAAGTCTGGGATTTTAATAAACTGAAAAGTATCTTTATCTTTACTTAATTGGCTAAGACCTTTTTCAATTTTCTCCAACTTAATGCGATCATTGTGCCCATACTTAACTTCTTTGACTATTCTTAAATAGCCAGGTGGACGACGATGCATTTTAATTTTATTCATGATAGTATATATGATAAAAAAAGAGGAGGCAAAAGCCTCCTCAGTTTAAAAAATACTATATAGGAAATTAAGCTCCGAGTATGTTGTCTACTCTGAAAATCCTGTAGTACTGGTTTGTTTTAGCAGTAGCAAGACCGTCACGATTAGATGCGTTACTTGTGTCTACGAATGGGTTTGAAACCATTCCGTATCTTGTCTTAAAGCCAATTTTTGGTTGAAATGTATCTTCTCCAACTGCACGTACCATTGTTAATGGAACGTATGGGCAGTAGAATAGACCTGCATCATAAGGGCTAGTTCCCTTATATCCAACGTTGCAGTAGTCCTGAGAAGAATATGGGTCAACATAGACTCTTGTTCTACCATTTAAAGTACCAGCAAATGTGTTACCAGTATCGTCAACATTCAATGATGTTGCCATGGCAGGAGCGTAGTCTAACATTCCAGCAGAAGCTAGAGCTGAAGCTACGTCAGAAGAACAGATGATAAAGTTACCTTTACCACGTCTGGTTTCTTTTGCGATTACGTTAGCTTCTCTTTCGATTTGAAGAATCAAACCTTTGAACTTCTCTACTGACCAACGACCATCAGCATCTGTCTGTACGTTGAAGACACCATTGATTGCTGTGTTAGTTTGAAGTGCGCCAAGCTTAGCTTGAGAGTTGATTGTTCTAACAACTTCACGGTTAATTTCTGCCATGATTTCTGTTGAAAGAATATTTGCCAACTCAGTTTCAGCGTCAAGACCATGAATTGCTTTCAAATCTTGTGCTAATTCTAAGCTGTACTCAGCTTTAAGAGCTCTTGTCTTTGCAGTAACTGTGGCTTTTTCAATGCTGAAACCCATGCCTGCGAAATGGTCTTGAGTTCCGTCACCGATTGCTTCACCTTCAGCTGTAGTGTAAAGATCTAGGTTGTTTATTGAGTTACCAAGTGAGTCACTAATAGTACTATCTCCGTCACCGTCGGTTGCAGAACCTAAGCCTGATCCGTCAGCATTCATAGCAGTAGTAGATGAGTCGCCTGAATAGTTAATGTTTGCTTCGCTAAATAGTGCTTCGCCACCGTCAAGAGATCCAGACTTTGATTTCTTGAATAGTGCTTTCATAGCAAATATTAGACCTGTTGGACCTGACATTGGCTGAACGCCACAAATGTCATATGCCATAAGATTTGGCATTGCTCGTCTAACAAGAGCGATAAGAACTGGATTCCAGTTCGCTACACTAGCAGAACTAGTGGCAGGGGCTGCTTCGTTAATCATTCCTTCTTCACGTAGTGCGATTTCCTGATTTTCGAGAACAGCAGCTGTGACTGCTTTACGATGGTTGTCTGTGATACTTCCAGCTGACTCTTCGTTGAGTACTGGAGCCCACTTTTCCATCAGCTTGTCATATGCTTGCAATTGTTGCATAATGGTTACTCCCGATTAATTGGTTTTCTTAAGGGCATTAATGTACTGAGCCATTGTGCCTGTAGATTCTGCCGCTGGGGCTTCGTCTACAACTTCAGCATCAAGTGATTCAGTTTTTGGTGCAGCCGCTTTTTTGAAGTATGATTCTTTGACTGTAGCTACTTTCTTAGCGAAAGACTCTTCGTCATCGAAATCCATATCTTCGACAAGTGACTTAAGTTTTTCGACTTCAGTATCAGCCAAATCTCTAGAGGATTCTGAAATAACTCTTTCTCTCTTTAGATTGTCTAATTCTTCAGTCATGCTTATAACCTTATCAGTTGATTCATTGAGCTTGCCCTCTAACTCATCAACGGATTCAGCGAGTTCGTCAACTAGGTCTACTTTGTCCTCAGGAACTGTTATATAAGACTCTTCGAATAGACCTTTAAGGTTATTCATGAAGTTCTCTGCAATTTCAGTTCTGAGACCATTTTGAATGGCAACTTTGTTGTCTTCCATCCAACCTTCTACTACGTAGTTTAGGTAACTGTCTACTTTGTCAACCAAGCCAGCCTTAGTTTCTTCGATTTCTTCGGCTAACTCTTCGTTATATTTTTCTTCCAGGCGATTAATCTCTTCTGAAAGCTTT